AACTCTTCAAGGGTATCCATCATCCGCACATATTCCAACCCGCCACGGCCCGACTCTGTTTCAACACCAATCGTTGGGATGTAGTTTGGATCTCGTTCGAGATGTTCTTGGATGTTGCGAGCCGTCCTCTCAACCGTTTCCATGTTGGACGATTTGATGACCATCACGCCACGAGGCATACGCTTCTTCTGGTATGCTGAATAGACGTAGTTGTCCATAGCGATGAGCGTGTTGACTTGACGCCACATTGTTGCTACGGGGCTTCGACCGTACAACTTGGATGGCGACCATTTGCTGATGTGAATGACTTCGCCTTCGGTATAGACCTGGCCTTTGCCAACACCTGCGAGGTTCATGTAGTGGATGGGGACGACAGGCGTCCCCGTGATTGGACATCGCTTCTTTGGGTCATTCGTTCGGAAGGTACGATCAACGAGGCTGGTGTATTGACTGCCGCCTCGAACACCACGCTTGTCAGCCAAGATCCTCATGAAAATGGGGTCTGCACGGCTAATTTCCTTCACCCGATAGAACATGACCTTCTTCGTTTCTGGGTCAACGAAATACTCCTTTGTCAAGATGAGGTAAGCGTCATCGACGATGTTGAGATCCATCTCAATCTCACGGAGAATCTCAATGAACTCTTGAAGCATACCGTTTCGAGAATGCAACATGGACTCTGCGTATTCAAGTTGCGACTTGTCGGCTTTCCGAACTTCGCCACCACACTTGGCGCACTCTTCCACCTCTTGATTGAACTTCTCATCGCATTGGCGGCACTTCACCACGAACTTTGGTTTGAAGCCGAACCCTTTACGGAAGGTTTCAACGGACAAATGGTTGAGGATGGATCGCAGAACTACACACTCGTATGATGCTGCATAGAGGGCGGGGATAGTGATACCCTGCAAAAGAGCAGGTTCTTGGATGCCAGATTGAAACAATGGCATCGTTGGCATCGGCGTTTGATGCCGTTCCATGTCAATACCGATGGCTGAGAACAGACGCTCCATCTTTTTCCTATCAGCCATTCACAACCGCCTCCTTCAAGGATTCAAGGTCGTCATCGGAGAGGCTCCATGACTTCAACAGAGAAACCTGCTTCGACGGTGATGCCAACTGATATTTCAAACATCGGAGAGCATCTTCATGGTTATCGATGGATTTTCTTAGGATCACGGCATCGGCTTTCCTCTCAATGATGTAAGGCAACCCCGCATCCAAAGCCTTGGCAACAGCATCTTCTCCCTCGATCACCAATCCATCTCCTTCTGCCAACACGCCAGCGGTGTCCATCTCTTGATTGAGGGCATCGGCATAATGTTTGCAGATTGCAGAATTGAAAGGAAGAATCAAACGTGGCTTGCCGCTTGAACTGATTTCGATTGAGCCACCGTTGTCAAACAGACCGCCAACCAAAGCACCAGCGTCTTTGATCAGCATATCCGTTCGAGATACATCGTAAAACATTGAACGGACATTGGATGCTTTGCCCTTACCAATGGCAGAGATCCCATAGAGGAACCCGTGTGATTTGATGAGCATTGAGATCTCAGTCGTGCTGGCCTCCAAGCCGTATGACTGCAAAGACTGAGCGTTCAAAGCACCATTCTCCGTGAGAAGGTCTTGACAACGCTTTAGGATGCCATCTTCTCGTCGAGTCAAATGATGTTGCTTTGAGATGCGGTTTGACCAAATGCCATACGCTTCATCACGTTCCTCATCGGTCGATGCATCATTCCATGATTTGACAAAGCGGCGAAACGGGATGTTCAAATTGTCGGGATTCTTTTGAAGCATTGAATAATCAAAGTCGGTGAACGGCAACTCGTCGATCAACGCTGGCGACACGGAGGGATACGATTTGAGGAGGCAGATCCGTTCTTCCCTGATCAAGGGTCGAATCAGTTGAACCAATTCATCTCGACCGCTCTTTTCCAATAGGTCGCAGATTTCCGAACCCTCCATGCCGAAGTTGTCTTTGAACCAACTCTTTTTCATGCCTGGTAAAGGCGAGGGTTGCTGGTTCAATTCCGTCCCAGGTTGTTGTGTTGGAGCGGTGCTGTTGGCAGAATCCATGCCTTCAATCCCCGAGTCTTCACGAGGGCCACCCATGGAGTTTGTGGTTTCCTCCCTTTGTTGCTTGTCATTGAACTTTTTCTTCTCATTGAGCAGTCTTATTTCTTGGTCAATGATCTTATTCGGATCGACCTTTAGCAGCGCATCCATGAAGGATTCGACGCCTTCAACTCCTTCGATCCGATTAAGCATCTGCCCACCCCAGTCGTGAAGACCACATCTCTGCGTCAAGAATCACGATGTTATCACGGTATTCCTTAGTGGCTTGAACCGATAAGGCGAGGGCCATCACCATGTCGTCATGACCCCCAAGACTTTCCATGCGACCGTTGTCGAGCATGGTGAACGTGGACAACTCCGTGAGCAATGTATTCATCAAACGCCGTGTCCCTCCTTCGTCCTTGTAGGGGATAATGAGGTGTCCCCGTTCAAAGTGTAGTTGGAGGGTATGAATTAAAGCCTCTTTCTTCATTCGGCTCATATTGAATGGTTTGATGGGCAGATCTCCAATCTCAGCGAGGACTTGATTGAATGCCATTGCACAGCTGTTGGTTTCCAATTCAATGATCTTATCGATTTGAGCAGAGAAGTCCATGCCCTTTTCGTGATGGGTATGCACGATTCGTTTGTGTCGATTCTCATCCATGGCGATGACCATCATACAGGTGTAGTCGGCCTTTCGATTTGCAGAGATAGCGGGATCCCAACCGATGTAATAGTTGAGAGCCTCGTCTGGATCGGGATAATAGGACAAGGCCAGTTGCTCATCTTTGACCTGTTCGAGGACTTCTTCGGGGAACAGGCTGGCATCGCTGGCAATCGGTTTGCAGAGATATTCACGGGTGAACGCAATCGACGTCATGTCATTGCGCCGATTGTTGAGCGCATCCAATGACCACCGCTCAGGGAACAATGGCTCGCCTGTTTGTTCGTTGATCGCGGGATATTCACGCACGGCATACGACTTCAACTTCTTCAATTCGGCGTACAGATCTGTGAATGAGAACGGCGTTCCGACGATGCACAGTTGCGCCGTGTGGTGGAGAACTGGAAGGAGAGCGGTGTAAAACCATGATGAGATATGCTTGAGTTGGGTTTGGGCTTCGCTCGACAGGATGTCGTCAAGCACCACGATGTTAGGGTGCGCCCCACGAACTGCTTTACCAACGGACATAGCGGAGATCGAGGATTTGTTGGTGAACTTGAACTTCTGCTTGGCCCATCCACGCTTTGGTTTGAGATGGCGAAGTGCGGGGATGCTTTCGATCAACTCGTTCATTTTCGCCATGTGTTCAATTGACTGGTGTTGGCTGTGTGAGAAGAACAACACCTCAGTCCCTGGGTTGTAAGCCATTTTCCATAGCAGGTACACACGATAAAACACGGACTTTCCGTGATCTCGGCTGGCAATAATGCAGGTTTTGCTGTTGCCTTCCGACAGGTCGAACCATTCCTTGTGGAACTTCGTGAGGATCCAAGGATTGCGCTCGTCGTATTTGCCGCAGACCTCTTCAAAGAAATACTTGAAATCTCGACGTCCCATCTCGAAATCAACGCTTGCCGTTAATTCCTCCATGCCCGACGACATTCACACCAATCTCCTCAGTCCCTGTTGCCCAACAATCTCCGAGCGATGGCCTCGTTGTCGTTGCCCTCAGTTGCCTCAGTCAAAGGTGCGGAGATGTCTTTTCGAGAAGGGTCTTCACCCTGTTTCTTTTTTCGTGATTTGGATTGCGCCCTTCGTCGCTCTGCCCTCTCTGCTTTTGCAGCGGCTTTTCCGTCATAGCCTTCAAGGAGTTCCAGCACTTCTTCATGCAGATGATTTGCTGGATGGCTTTCATCCTCCAAATCACCCGTGGCTCCATAGAGCATTGACATGGCTTTTTGATTGCCGTCTTCTGCCATGTCCATGATTTCACGGACGGTATCTGCTGAGGTCGATCCGTGGATCGTGGGGATTTTCTTGACATCCTTGGCCTTGGCATTTTGGGATGCCTTTGAGTTGTTGACAAGATCTTTCATCGACATTTTACCTCCCGTTGGCTTTTCATCGCTTGGATTGACGTCTTGACCACCTTTGGTCTTTGGAGCCATTCGCTGTGGCTGCTCGGCTTCCCTCTCTTTCAATTGTTGAATCTGCGCCTCTCGATCATCACTTGGTCGCGTTATTTGCGCCCTGCTATATTCGTCTGCCCCCTCGTCCCTCTCTGTTGGTGTTTGCTCTCGAATTGCCTCATTGCTGAATCGGTCATACAAATCCGTATTTGGCCGCAATGAACTCATGTCGTTGCCCAAAGGCCGAGGTTGGTTGACCTTCTCTTGAACTTCGGGGGTCGGCTCAATCACCTCGGATGCTGGTGCGTCGATTGATGGAGGCTGAGGCTCCTCTGGCTGAGGCTCCTCATCATCCATGCTGTCATAAGCCTCTCGAAATATGGGGTCTTCTGGCTCTCCCTGCACCGCATTGGGTGGCCGTTCCTCAGTTTCTTTTGGTTGAAGCACGTGTCGAGGTGCGAGCGTTGCATATTGGTCTTCATAGGTTGAAGTGAGATTGGCGTGGTCATCCTCTGTCAATCGGCCATCCGCCAAAGCAGCGTCAAAACGTGAACGTGCATCGTCCATGCCTTCTTTGGCTTGATTGAATTGCTGCCCAAGGGTTTCGACTGCCTCCATCCGCTCATCTTCCGATGCATCCATGTATCCTGATGCATTTGGATCTGCGTCTGGGTCGGTCATCCGAGTCCCAAGATCCCGATCGGGGGTTCGCTCAGTTGTCCCCTCAGCGGCTCGAACAGGAGAGTCAAAACCAAGTGTGCGAAATGCCTCATCAGCCGCATCTCGATTTGATGGGCCTTGGAATGTTCGCCCATCTCCTCGCTGTGCGGCAGGGATCCGTCCAACTGCATTTGATCGACGCCTCACAGGTCGTCGTCGAGCAGGTGGCTCTGGCGTGGGCGGGGGCTGATTTTGAGATTGGAATGCTCTATACCGTCGCGCCATCTCAGGCATACGGGCGTACATCTCACGTCGCCGTTGCTCACGTCCTCGACGGAACGGTGATTTTTGGAGGTCGCTCCATGCTCGATCAAAGGAATCGCTCATTGGATCACCATCGTCGAAGGTTGTCAGTTGTGTTGCGTTCTTGGATTGATTTGCGGATGGCAATCATCTCGCCCAAATCACGGTATGCCGACGATGGCGAATCAAACGAGGTCATGACTGGGGACATTCCCATTGCTCGCTGATTCATTCGCCCTTGGGCTTGATTGTATTGTTGAGTCTGCTGTGCAGATTGCTGGTTGGCCTTTCGTCGAGCCATACCGCCCGTGGCTCCAAATTGTGAGGTTAGGCCAAGGGTTCCAACGTCCATGATCTTCCCCATCAGGGAGCGATTCTTCATGTAGGTCTGTTGCTCGGCTCCCTTTCCGCCTTGCAGCGTTTGCATATCCTGTCCCGCTTGGAACTGTTGAGCCATCCCTTGGACTTGCGGATTCAATGTGTTTGTAGTCGTTGTTTTGACTTCCTGCGGAGATCCATCTGCATTCAAGGTCGTCGTGGTTTTCTCATCCACCGTATCGGGCATAGCGGGGTTTCCATTGGCTCCACCTGCGCCCGTGGGGTCAACGACATTTGTTGCTGGAGTTTCTGTTCCCGTTGCAGGTGGTGCGGCAGGTGGTGCGGCAGGTGGTGCGGCAGGTGGTGCGGCATTAGGGTCTGGCCCCATT